TTACCCCCGGTGCCACTGCACCAGCTGACGGAGACCAGACTATCGGATCCGTTGATGTAACCATCGACAAGTCTAAGTATGTACCTATCCGCTGGAGTGGCGAGGAAGCAGCCGGAGTAGGCGCTCGGTACGATGAGATCCGTGCAAACCAGTTTGCCCAGGCGATGCGGGTACTTGTCAACGAAGTAGAACAGGACCTTGCAGGCCTTTACTACGCCGCTTCTAGAGCTTACGGCGGTGCTAAAGATTCGTTCAATGAAAACCTTTCCGACCCTGCATACCTTCGTAAAATCCTTGCCGATAACGGCGCACCGATGACCGACCTGCAGCTTGTTATTACCACCGCGCAGGGAGCACGGCTTCGGACCCTTGCCCAGCTTACCAAAGCCAACGAAGCAGGGACCGACGACCTCCTGCGTCGTGGTGTATTGCTTGACATCCATGGATTCTCCGTCCGTGAAAGCGCTAAAGTTGCATCCGTTACCCAGGGAGCCGCTACTGGCTATGTCCTCAATGGGGATCATGCTGCCGGCTCCGTGGGGCTCACTGTTATGACTGGAAAAGCCGATATCAACAAGGGGGCAATCATTACCATCGGCAACGATGGCGCCAAATACGTTGTAGCCGAAGACTACGCAGGTGGCGATGGGGTACTCAAAATCAATGCCCCTGGCTTAAAGAAGGCAGCGGCTGCTTCCGCAGCGATTACCGTAGCGACCGCTGCTTACGATGCAGCGCTTGCATTTGACCGTGGAGCAATCCAGTTAGTAGCGAGACCTCCGCTTATGCCGCAGGGCGGAGACGCCGCCGACGATGTGATGAACATTACCGATCCAGTATCCGGCCTGACCTTCCAGGTCGCACTCTATCGGCAGTATCGGCAGCTCAAGTACGAGATTGCCCTTGCGTGGGGTGTCAAGGCTATTAAGCCGGAGCATATCGCTGTCCTGATTAAGTAACATTTTCCGGGGCTTCGGCCCCGGATTATATTTTTGAGGAGGGATAGCATGGTTTACGAAGATGGGTTGGGCTGGCCGGATGCAAACTCTTACGCAACACTGACAATGACAAAGACTTTTTTTGGCAATATCAATTTTAACTACTCGACATTTACCGACGCCGAGATAGAAGCGGCGTTAATCCGCGCAACGGCATACATAGACACTTACAAGCGCTGGCCTGGTAAGAAAGCGACCGCCGAGCAAGGGCTTGAATGGCCACGGACCGGAGCCTACGATGTAAACGGGTATCTTTTGCAGTATGTTCCTGACGCGATAAGAAGTGCGACGATGCAAGCTGCAATAAAGGAACTTCAAGAACCATTCTACTTTACAAAGGACGCAGGGGAAAAGGTAAAGCGCGAGAAAATCGGCGAGATTGAGATTGAACACACTTGGGAAAACGCCTACACAATGATAGATCAGTACCTACGCAAAATTATCAACGTTGGCGGAGTGAGGCTTGAGCGATGAATTACAACGCGACTGCCAACAGAGTACAAGAGACACTTAAAAATTATGGGCGCGTTGGTTTAATAACTCTACCGTCGACGATAGATATACTCACCGGGAAGGAAACACCGGGACAAGAAAAAAGCATATACGTGCTTGAAGTAACAAATAGATATAAGCCAATAGATGGGACGATAATCACGGCGACGACTAAGGTTTTCCTTGCGTCGTCTTTTGACATAAACGGTACGCCTATCGATATAGGCGTAGGGCATAAAATCGACAACCTACAGATTAAACTTGTCGAGCGCATCGCCCCGAACGGGACGGTACTCATGTATAGGATATACGCGGAATGAATACGACATGGACCGTACCGATAGATAAGTGTATCAGCAACATTGAGCAACAGCGTACAATGATAGTCAAAAAAATTGCGTTCGATTTATTTAGGAAAATAATCTTTAAAACGCCAGTCTTAACAGGGCGCGCTAGGGCAAACTGGCTAGTATCGGTAGCAGCGCCCCGGAATGAAACAGTAGACGAAACCGACAAAACAGGCATTCGCGCAATTGGTAATGTGCAAAGTGTAATAAATGGATGGAATGCAGACAGCGACATTTACATGAGCAACAATCTGCCATACATTTACGGGCTTGAACGCGGTCGTAGCAAGAAAGCTCCGCGTGGTATGGTGAAGATCAGCATTGCGGAGGTGCTTAATGAGCATTAAAGATGTGCGCAATGCAATATTCACGAAACTTCTCAGCCACAACATTCTTAAAACCACAAACACGGCGATTGCAAATGCACCGTTTACACCTAACAGCGATGTTTGGTATCGCATATCTTTTCTTTCCGGCGAGCCTCTGACAATCGGAATAGGGACAGAAGCGAGAGAGCGCTTTGTCGGAATTGTGCAGGTTGATGTATATACTAAAACGGGTATTGGAGATGTAACGCCGATTACAAAGGCCGCTGAGGTTGCAAACCTTATATCAAGGGGTACAGTGCTTACATCGAATGGGCAAGATGTTTTAATAACGAAAGTCTGGATAGACAATGCGGATGTTGAAGATGGTTGGTATGTAACGCCTGTAAACTTTCGTTGGCAGGCTGAAATAAAATCAGGAGGGTATTAAAATGGCAATAGCAGTCGGATCACGGCGACAGTTAATATACGTCGCAGAGAGTACATTGGGGACAACCCCAACAGCACCGGTTTGCAAAGTCTTACGGAATACTGGCGGGAATGGTATCCAGCTAAACCGAGACACTTTGCAAAGTAATGAGATGAGGAGCGACAGGGCGATCGCTGATGTGAAGTATGGGAATAAAAAGCCATCGCTTACCGTACCGTTTGAATTTAGCGCCGAGAGTTACGACGACTTGCTAGAAAGTGCTTTGTTTGAGGCTTGGACTACCGACGTTCTAAAGCAGGGAGTAACACTCAAGTCATTCTCGATTGAGGAAGGTCACATCGATATAGGCCAGTATCAAGTCTTAACCGGTGCAGTGGTAAACTCTTTGAGCCTGTCGGTCCGAGTTAATTCGATTGTAACCGGATCATTTGCACTTATCGGCAAAAATGCTTCTGAGTACAGCGGTACTTCTATAGATTCGACACCGGACTCAGCTCCTACCAAGACACCGTTTGACAGTTATACCGGAAGCCTCAAAGAGGGCGAAAATACTATCGCAGTAGTCACCGGTATAGACTTAACGCTGAACAACAACATAGAACAACTGTTTGCATTGTACAACGCTGCACCATATGATATAGCCCCTGGACGTGCGCAGGTATCTGGGAATGTGTCCTTATACTTTGAGAGTGCATCGTTGATAAACAAATATATCAACGACACAGCAACGTCGCTGGAATTCACATTACAGGATGGAGCCGGAAACTCTTATACCTTCCTTATCCCCCGAGTAAAATTCAGCGGTTATGATAAGGCGATATCTGAGAATCAAATTGTAATTACTCTGCCGTTCCAAGGATTATATGACAGCACCGAAAAAACCGCATTAAAAGTGACGAGGGTAAAAAAATGACGAGGGTAATCGCATGAGATTAACAGATCTAGATACTGCAACAAAAGCGAACGAAGGTCTGTGGGTTGACATAAGTCACCCAGTGACCGGGAAACCGACTGGTATGAAAGTCCAGATCCTCGGCGCCGATAGTAAGGCCTATAAAAAAGCTGAAAAAGATATCCGCTCCGATATCATGCTGGGGAAAACCTATGATGACCCTGACGGCGAGCTGGCTTTACGCACGACGATAGACTGGAGCGGTGTCGAAGATGATGAGGGTAAGGCGATACCGTTCAGCCGTGAGGCGTTGCAGATCGCTTTTGAGAAAGCGCCGACAATACGGGACCAGATAATTCTGAAGCAAAAAAATCGTGCGCTTTTTTTATCCAACGGCTCGGACGAGTAAAAGAACTCGCCGAGCTTTACGGTAAGCTGTACGGACCTGCGGATGGAAAGGACTATAAAAGCGGCACGCTTAAAGAAGCGCTTGAACAAGTATACAAAGCAACAGGAAAGCGCGATCCACTTCTGGATGCATTCAAGCCAGACGAATACGAGCAAGCGCTATTTGCACTCTGGCAAGACATCCGCAGAGCCTGCCCCGTAGGAATGAACGGGGTAATGCTCACATGGGGAGCGATAAATGAATATCAGGAAGTAACGGGATATGAACTAACGGCGTTTGAGATAGACGCCGTTCTAATTATTGAAAACACGGTGATGGAGGCGGCAAATGGCAACCGATAAAACCAGCCTAATCGTAGAGGTCCAGCCGAAAGGGATAAACGAAACCACGGCGCAACTTAACAATCTAAAAACAGCGAGCAATTCCGCCGCCTCTTCAAATTCAGAACTTGCTAAACAGATAGCGAGTTTTACAGCCGTTGCAGGTATTGCAGTACAGGCTGGTGTAAAAGTAGCTGGCGCATTCATCGATATGAGCAAGAAGTCTATCGAGCTTGCCGCCGGATTTGAAAAGGCTAAAGTATCTTGGGGCGTTTTAATGGGAGACGTTGCAAAGGGCAACGAAGTCTTTTCACAACTCCAAACC